GTTGGCGCCGCCACCCTGAAACTCACGTCCGCCGCTGTGACGGTCAAGGTTGGCGGCGTCAACGTTGAAGTGAGCGATGCCGGCGTTGCCATCACCGGCGGCAAGGTCACGCACGATGGCAAGAATATCGGTTCTACCCATATCCACGGCGGTGTGGTGCCCGGCGGTGGGCTGACCGACGTGCCCGCGAATTGACTAGAGAGCAGACAAACGTTCACTCGTCCGGGACGGGTGGAGCTAAGGGGCAATGCCTGGCAGTGGTGCTGGCGAAAGCCCGGCTCTGGGAGCGTCTTGGCTGCACCACTGCAGCAGCTGCAACTTTCGCCAGCTCATGGTGATCAATCGGCTGCTCGATGACTTTTAAGGCAAACTCACGTCAGGCGTGGAGTCCTTCAGAAAGCTCTTCGTCTCTCCTAAAGTTAAAACTCACGTTGAGCCGACCTTGCTCGGAAGGCCGATGCGGTCGGCCAGCGTACTCATTGCCCCGGCACCGACGACTTGCCTCGGTCAAGCGCCCCGCCGCCCGTTGTTGAGCGTATGGTCTCGGCCCGCTCGCAGCGCTGGTAGCTGCCGATGCAGGATTGCGCGCACCGTGGCCGCTCCTGCGTCTCAGGCTTTGTGCGCTGGTCGCATTCCAGTGCGCAAAGGGCTAGACCGCGGACGCAATCGGCCGAGGAGGTGCCGGCGATGCTTGCCAGAATGACGCATGCGAATGCGACCGTTGCGTAAGGCGCTACGATAGTTCTGATGAGAGCTTGGCAGATGTGCATCTGGGCGACTACGGCGCTGCGCCGCCCTTCTGGGGTCGCGGACCACGGGGGCCAGGCGTCAAGGTGCCATCTGGCTCGACCACCACTCCGGCATTGGAGTCCTGCCCGGTGACGCCTGGCTGCTGCTGTGTGGCGGAGATCACTTGGCATCGTGAGACTTCGCCGGTTGTAGTGTTGACCTGACAGCAGGCGGCGGTCGTGTTGCCGCAGAATATGTTGAACACGGTATTCGAGCCGGCAATTACCGCTTGATCCAGAGCTCTCATGCACGCCTTTCCGCCCTTGGTGTTAGCCCAGCGGATGGTCTCTTCCATGGTACAGCCGAAATCGATCTTCTTCGGCTTCGCGTTGACCGGCTCGGAACACATCAATGAAATGAACACGACGGCAATCAGGGAAGGCATGGCTGTGAAAAAGTTCGGTCGGCTTTTCATGGCAGTCGCATCTCCCCTGTGCTTGGAGCGGGTGGGCGGAGCCGTTGGAGGAATCCGTCAACATCCACCGGATGACCATCCTATCAAGTCGGAGTCTTGCGCAAATTGGCTCCCGTTGCAATGCCAACCCGGACAAGTGGCATTGGTGCTCCGCCAAAACCCATCCGTCGGCGCTGTGAACGTGACCGGCGAGCGCGGAAAGGTTCTTCTCACCGAGAGCCACCTTGTCTCGAAGCCTCCCGTCTCGATGGCTGATGCCGCACGAACTGAGTCCGCCTCGCCGCCGACAATCCAGCGCATCGCCGGATCATGGCGGAGGCGTTTGGCGTCGCTGTTTCAATACCGTCAGAAAACAGTGTTCTATCCGGCTAATGCGGGATTAGCCGCCCTCCTGAAACCATCCTGCTGAACTAATGCGCTGCGGACCTTTCCGCACTGCGCCCTCTCATTGTCGCGCGCCGGCTTACCACGCTGACCTCGGCCGGCTGCCCGGCACTCAGATCCAACCGGAGAAATTGACATGCCACGCTACGCCATCACCGAGAAAGCGGGCCCCTTCGTAGCGGCCTATCGCAACACCGGGGTCGGGACCGTTCTCGCTCTCACTGAACGCCAGGCCGAACACGAGCTGCGACTTGGAACGCTCATCCGGTTGACTGAGCCTGATCATAGCGCCGTCGCTGAGCCCACCGTCTCTGCGGCTGTGCTTCCAGAACAAAGCGATGCGACGCCCAGCGAACACGGAACTGAAGTGCAACCGCCGCCCCGCAAGCCAAAGCGGTCCTCCATTTGATCTGGACCATGACCGCCAATCTCCGTGATCCCTCTGTCGGCCTCGATGCCACGACCGGTGGCATCCTGACCGGCTGGGAACATGTCGTCCAGTCGCTCCGGGACATATTCGATACCCGTTTCGGCTCGCGCATCATGCGCGAGTGGTACGGCTCCTTCGTCCCGAACCTTCTGGGCCGCCTCATCACGCCCGACGAGGTGGTGCCGTATTTCGCGGCCATCACTTCGGCCATCGAGCAGTGGGAGCTCCGCTTCCGGGTCACACGCATCGAAGCCGTGAAGGTGACGCGCGACGGGCAGCTTCATGTGTTTCTCGAGGGCGAGTACCGGCCGCGAGCCGTCTATGGGGATTTCACCCCCGCGGGCGCCAGGCGGCTGGACGCCTACGTCAATCCGGACGGCCTGCTGATCGAGGAGAGGCTGTCGCAATGAGCCGTTTCACCGCCATCGATCTCTCGGGGCTCGCACCGCCGGACATCATCGAGACGCTGGATTACGAGGCCATCGTCGCCGCGATGCGCAACGATCTCGTGGACCGCTTTCCGCTCATCGCGGGCGTGATCGACCTCGAGAGCGAGCCCGCACGCAAGCTGATAGAAGCCTTCGCCTACCGGGAACTCCGGCTCCGGGCGCGCATCAACGATGCGGCACGGGCCGTGCTGCTCGCTTCGTCCTACGGCACGAACCTCGATCACCTCGGCGCGCTGTTCGCGACCGCCAGGCAGGACGGCGAGAGTGACGACCGCTTCCGCCGCCGGATCCAACTGGCGCCCGAGGCCTTCTCGGTCGCAGGTCCAGAGGGAGCCTATCAGTATCATGCGCTCACCGTGGCGCCCTGGGCGCGCGATGTCTCGGCAGTCTCGCGGCGGCCGGGCGTGGTGCGCGTCACCGTGTTGAAGGAGGGATCCGATCCTTGTCCTACGATTGCCGAGCGCGAGGCCGTCCGGCTTCATCTCGGCAATGAGGCGATCCGCCCCCTCACGGATGTCGTGGAAGTTCTGGCTCCCGTCATCCGGAACACCCGCATTGCCGCTCGCCTGACCCTCTATCCCGGCCCCGACGGCGAAGTGGTGCGCCAGCGCTCGCTCGCTGCCGTCACATCATGGGTGGAGAAGAACCGCATGCTCGGCATGAATCTCCGCCGCTCGGCACTCTACGCCGCGCTGCATCAGGAGGGCGTCCATTCGGTCGACCTTGTGTCGCCGGCAGCCGATCTCGTGCTTGATGTCACCGAGGTCTACGCCGTCGAGGCTATTGAACTGACCGTCAGTTCCATCCGGGATGAGTGACGGCATGTCCCGGCAAACTCTGCTGCCGCCGAACTACACGGCCGTCGAGGAGGCCTTCGACATCACCGGCGCGCGGATCGATGAACTCGCGGTCGAAGTCCCGAAGCTCGTCCGCCCTTGGGAAATCCCGGTCACCCATCTGGCCTGGCTGGCATGGGGCCTGTCGGTCGATCTCTGGGAGCCGGAGTGGTCAGAAGAGAAGCACCGCACGCTGGCGGCCCGCGCGCTGCCGATGCACGCCCAGAAGGGCACGCAGGCGTCGATCGCCGAGCACATCCGCATCATGGGCGCAGATCCGCGCCGGTTTATCGTGCCGCCGGCGAAAACCTTCATGATGGAAGGCTTCACCGAGGAAGAGCGGCACGCCTTCCTCGCGCGATTTCCGCAGCTGCGCATCTATCCGTTTGTCGCGCGAGGCAGATACCGGTTTGCGCATTTCACGTCGGTGGCCTTCGGGAGAGCCAAGGCGTTTCTGGACTCCTGCTGCATAAAGGACGTGGGAGCATGGTCGCGCTACATCCGTACGGCAAAACTCTGGGACCGGGGCGAGGAAACAACGCTTACCATCCGAGCCGTGACGCCCGAAGGCGTCGGACGGTTCCACGCCGCCGCCTTCGACGAAGTAATCCTGGGCGCGAAGCCGACCCGGGCGCTGCATCTCGATGCGCCACCGAAGGCGAGGGCGTTTCTGGTGGACGATTTCGGGGTGGCGCAGCGCATGATCCGTATCCCGCGCGATGCCAGCTACAGCTACCGTCTGGGCCGAGAGACCTACACGACAACCTATCCCGATGCGGACCTTGTCGATGTGCGTCCGCAACACATCGCGGAGCAGCACGCTGGTCAGCCGACCGCGCTTTATGCAACGAAGCTGCAGTTCATTCTAGGCAAGCAGCTGCCGCCCACCATCGCCTGGCGCTACATCTATGAGCGCTGGCATGTTCACGATCCCGACCGGGTTCCGGACGTTCGTATCCGCTCGACCCACCTCGGGTTCACGCGGCTCGGGATGCCGCCCTATCACGCCGAGGTCCGCATGCGGATCAAGGATAGGCTGGCGCCACGCACGGCGGGACCCTTCGTCAACGGCTACCTGATGACGGGCAATCGCAAGCCCATCGCGGATGTACGCGAAGCGGTTCGGGTATCGAAATCACTTCGGGACAGGATCCTGCTCGACACAAAGACCTGGCGTTTCCCGCGCGCAGGCGACCGCATGAAGGTCGGAACGGTGACACTCGGACGCTTCATCGAGGCATAGAAGGAATCAATTTGTGGAAAGTCAGGTAGTCTACCGGGACCGGCAGGAGCTGCAGTCCGCCGACCTCAACAACATGCAGGACTTCACCCGCGCGTCCATCGACCACGTCGTCAAGGATGCAGTCGACGGCGGCAAGGCCTATTCTGGCTTCACGGCCTCCAAGACCGCAGCGACCGAGATCACGCTGTCGGCTGGCCGCCTTTATGCGGGCGGCGAGGTCCATGCCCGCAACGAGAACGTCGTCATTGACGTCTTCAATTCCCTGCCGCTGGTGACCAGGAAGCGCGTGGCCATTGTCGCCTTCGGGCAGTCGGTCGATACCGACGTGCAGCCGCGCGACTTCCTGATCGACGCGCAGGTCGGCACCACTGAGCCGCAGAGTGTGGCCATGGAGAACCTGCGACGCGCCGAGCTTTCGGCTGTCGCGGGGACGGAAAGCCCCGACCCGGCCTATCCCCCGACCGACGCCAATGTGGTCGTGATCTGCTATGCCCTGCTCGATACCTCGGGCATCGTCTCAATCGAGCAGTGGGTCCCGACGCAGCTTCCGAATCTCCGGCTCGTCTCGAACCGCACGACCGCGCTCGAGATCTGGCGCGGCCAGATCAGCGGGCAGGTCGACACGCTCAAAACGGACCTCGCGGCGCTCGCGGACCGTCTCAAGCTCTTTGCGCTCAAGACAGACCTTGTGGACGTTCTGGTCGAACTCGAGAAACTGCGCGAGCGGGTCTTCAAGCCCTCGGCCTATATCTTCTATGGCAGCAACCACTTCCTCGACCTTGTGGGGAGCCAGACGGCCCACGCAAGCTTCGACGCGGTCGTCGGCGAAGGCATCCGCTTCCCGAGTGCCGGCAGCAACAGCTCAGGCCTCGCTCTGCTCAACCCGAATAACCCTTACGTGACCGTGAACAACGGCTTCGTGCTGCCGAAGCATACCCACGGCATCCGCATGAACCTCGCCGGATACAATGGCGAGACCCGGCTGGCGCAGTACAGCTTCGAAACCACGACCATCACCCAGCTTGCCCGGACGCGCCAGCGTACCCGCTATGGCAGTACCCGGACGGTCTGCACCAACTCGACGTGGTGGAGGCAGGGCAGCTACGATCCCGTCACCGGCACCTTCCGCATCACCGGCGAGACGTGGGAGGTCAATGCCGCCGACCGCGCCAAGGCAGCGATCAACCACCAGTGGATCCGTGTCACCCAGTTCTGGGTGGACATCTACGAGGAGCCCTATTGGGATGCCGTCAAGTCGACGGCCAGCATCAACGGGCAGCAGGTCGCGCAGACCTTCCTCAATAGCCAAGACGGGTGGCTCTCCCAGGTCGGCCTGTTCTTCTCGCGCAAGGCGGCAAGCGGCGATGTCAACATCATCGTCTGCGAGACAGCCTACGGCATGCCCGATCTCAACCGGGTGATCTCGCGGACCGTCGTGCCGGCCGCCAGCATCCAGGTGGGCGGCACGGCGCAGAACGCGGCACTCCCGGCCCTCGTCGAGACCACGGTGCCGGTCGTCCCAACCTACCTGAAGTCGGGCCGCCGCTATGCCATCGTGCTCATCACCACCGGCGACCACTATGTGGCGATGACGAACACCGACAATGGCGTGGTGCAGGGCACCTTCTTCGTGTCGACCGACGGCGCCTTCTTCGCGGGCAATCTCGTCTCCGACATGAAGATGAAGCTCTACTTCGCGAAGTTCGACGCGCCGCGCGTGATCGTCGAACTGACGGCGCTGCAGCTGGCAGGTGGCATCCTGGATATCGACATCCTCAATGAGGCCATCACGCCCCCGGCCTGCCGGCTGGATTTCGAGGTGCAGGTCAATGGTGCGTGGGCCGCACTCGATGCGCCGCCCAACGGTCCGAACCTCTCGGGGCTCCCGGCCATCCTGCCGGTCCGCGCGGTGCTGACGGGGACAACCGACCTCATGCCGGGCTTCGGCCTTGCCGTCTCCGAGGCAACGGTGAGTCGCACCAGGACCTCCTTCACCTGGGTCGGCACCAAGCGGACGCTGGGCTCTCCCAGCACCAGCATCAAGATCATCATCGACCTGCAGG